CCAGCAGCTTTATCTAAAACTCCGTCCTTCTCTACTTCGTCTATTGTAGCATCTGTAATCTTTTTGATGTGGTCATCTAAGTCTTCAAACTGTACACCTACTGCCTGTGCAAGACCATTAAGATCATTATAGATAAATCCTATCTTCTGCTGTTCATCAGGTAGTGCTGCCCATGCGTGATATACTAATCGCATGTCACCATTTTTGTATGCCTGTACGATTGTAGAACTAAGTGTTTCAGCATTAATGTACTGACTCTTAAATCCTAGACTACCAGCAAATATTTCTCTAGCATACTGATTACCGTTAGATGCTTCCCAGTCTGCAAAAAATGCGTCAGGATTTTCTTTGTAATATCCGTCATTCATTCTCTGCTGATACTTAAGTGCATCAGTTTGCAATCTAGCTTTGTTGAGTGTCTCTTGATCTTTTGTTTTCTTTCTAAAAGCTTCACCATAGTCTTCAGTCAACTCTTGTTTTAAATATGGAAACTTAGCAAGTATATGATTTCTAGGTGAATCTTTGTCAGCACCGGGTATAAGATATCCGTCAGGATTATCAGGTGTAACACCCATGACATGCTCTAAGAATAGATCAAAGTTACCGTAGTTGTGCATTTCACTCTTTGCCCATCCTACGATGTTAGCTCGAGTGTTAGGTACGATAGGTTTTGAGTATGTACCGTCTTGTTTCTGTATAGGTCTAGCATTAATACTAGCTATAGTATCTACAAACAATGCGTTCTTTCTATTGTAAAATGCTTTCTTTACATTTTCGTATTCAGCATCACTGCTAAAATCCGCACGTGTAAACTTCTCACCACTTATAGCTTTAATACGTTCACTAAAACCATTTATGACTTGTGTTTGTTTTTCGTAATCGTCTCCAAGTGTAAACTGATTTTCAGCAGTAAAACCTTTTTGTCTGTATAGATTTTGTAATTTAAGACCTAGCTCAGACTTAGGGTTTATACCATTCTGTTTCATCAACTCTTGTGCACGAAACTGATATAGACCTACAACTGATTTTTTATCTACAGGTATGCCTTGCTGTTCTGCAAACTTTAAAAAGTCTCTCTCGAAACCATCAAAGTTTTTGACATGTTGCATATAGAATATTTCTCTAGTTACAGGGTTACGAGTTTCATTTACATTTGTCAGATAATCAAATGTTTGCTTATCATCTATGTTACCTGTTTTAAGATACTCTTGTATAGCATTAAATCGTTGCTGTGAAAAGTCAAGAAAGTCTACTTTACTTTTAGCTTTCTGATATACTTGGTTTATACTACCAACTGTACCATCAGCTAACTCACTTTCATACTCAGCTATACCAGCTTCTGTCTGAAAATAATCTATAGCATTGCCGATTGCTTTTTGTACATTGGCAGCAAGCGTAGGGGATAGCTTCCCCCACATTTTTGCTAGCTCTTGCTGTTCTTTTATCTTGACCTTAAAGTTATTCTGCTGTGTTATGTTGTTACGCTTGAGTGCGTCAGCTCTTAACTTCTCAGGTGTTTCGACTTCTATTTGCCGTACAAGTTTTCTGTTAGCTTCTGCTGCTTTAGCAGCTCTATCAAGTCCTGTACTGTAAGAAGCATCAAATAGTTTTTGTTCTTGTTTTCGTTTTTCTAAAGCTTGAGTCTGTGTCTGCGATTGAATCTGCATGGCTCGTAAGCCGTCGTCAAGTTTAGGTATTGCTTTACTTCCCCGAGCGTACTTGGTTAAGTATTTTTTTGTTGCCATTAGTTAAAAATATTTGTAATGGATTTTGTATTGTTTGCAAACAAACCACCAACTGTACCAGCTATACTACTAATTGTTGTACCCCATACCTGTGCAGATGCAGCTGATGGTGATACCATAGCTCCTTTAATAGGCTCAGGTCCAAAGTCATAATCTTCAAATACTCTTGGGTATAAGAATGTAGCTTGTGGTGTTGGTAATGGTGCAATAGGTTCTGGTATTATGCCGGGGTCTAACATCTTAGATGCATATGCGTTAAGATCTTGTACCGTACGTTGTGTACCTATAGCTTGTAGTGCACTTTGTGATGCTGCTGTAGCATTGTCAAGAGATAAGTCAAGTAAAGACATAGCTGTAGATGCTTTTAATGCTGCTACGCTTTTTGCTTTATCTATAGACCTACCTGTCTGACCTCGTGCTCTGATAGCACCTTCAGCTTCTATAGCTTCTAGGTATGCATCATTTTGCTGATATCTGTTTTCTGTTTCTATTTCTCGTAGCTGACGTCTTTCGTCCATGCGAGCAGCTCTTTCATTCTGTGCATTAATACCAAGCTGATTATAAAATATATCTTCAGACTTTTGGTACATACGATCGTTTAGATCTTGCTCTCTGTCACGTATCTGTAAATTGTAATTATAGGTACGTAAGTTTGCTGCATCTTTATGTGCTGCGATTAGACCTTCTTGTCTAGCTCTCTCTTCTATTTCTTGTACAGCATAGTCACGTTTAGCAATCGCTGACTGCTTTGCCATTTCCCATGCTTCTAGGTCGTATTGATACTGAGCTTCGGTTGCAGCATTTTGTGTTTCAGCAGCATTTCTAGCTGCTCTATCTTGCTTTCTGCCACCTATAATTTGTAAGCCAAGCCCTACTGCCGGGGCTATAAATTGTAGCATTATGTCCTCCTGTAAAATCTAGGTGCGTATATTCCTTCCCACATCATAGAGTTTAGAGAGACAGGGAACGGCGAATCGTTAAATAACCGTAGTGTAAAGTTATCTGTTTTCTGGTGTATAGGTAATGTAAATATAGTATGATCTGATATAGCGATATCATTAGCTAAATAATCATCAGCCATAATAACTGGATTTAGATTATACCACTCATCAATGTATATAAGTATAGCAACACCGTCACCGGGTGCAGAGCTAAATGTAATTTTAGGTAGTGCACCAGTTCTGTCAACTGTAAATGCTGTAGTTACCACATTATTTAATTTAACTTTGATCTGGTCATCGTCTATATAATTTATATCTTCATTAATCCAAGGAAATACTGTAGTAGATCCATCACCTGTATACTCTTTTTTACCTTGACGTATACCTTTTGATCTTAATTTAAAACCCATAACTCCTGATAAACCTACAGCAAACTTCATACGAGCTATTGTAAGATTAGCAGTAAAGTCACTACGCTTCATTTCTTGATCTATTTTGTAATATGTCTTAGGCAATATAACATCAAAGTCAAACTTATATCCTACAATAACATCACTTGCTACACTTGTCAAGTTTTTAAATGGTACTTTAAAATATGTGTTACCACCTTCGACTACACGTTCTGGAGATATAGTAAATCCAGATTCAATAAACTGACCTGTAGCTGTAGTACCTTTAATGACTATCACAGGTGTCAGGTTAGTAGCATCGTTGTATGGTATAAAACATTTACTAAAGTTACCAGCTGTGTCAAATGTAACAGAGCTAGCTGTAGCATATAAGTCTATACATGGATTTAGTTTTTGACCATCGTTGTTAACAATAATAGCGTCGTCAGGACTCTGACTAAGACTAGCTTTGCTAAGTGTAAACTGTCCACCCTGTTTTGTTACAGCAAAAAATTCATCAGAATCTGTTGCTATAGTTTGTACATTACCGGGTGCAAGCCAGTTAAACCATGTCTGTAATTTTATATCTTTACCTTCTGCATACTGTCTAAAGAAATATATGTATCTTGTACTCTGTCCTGAGAACGCAATAAACTGGTTCTGAGCACTAGAAATTAATGTATCTACTGTAGATGGTATCCATTCGTTTACAACTCTACCGATGTCAGCTACTTGTGGGTTTTCATTTTCTCCACGTGTAACCATAGCAAACACACGAGTATAACTAGGTGTCTTACTGATAAAGTTAATTGTAGTACCAGTATCAACAGGATCAATAATCGTATCCATCTCATAGTTAGCTATGGTACGTATCACTGTTTTAGCTGGTGTAAGTATACCGTCAGCAGATCCCATAAGAAACTGTTGGTTAGCACTAAATAGTACAAGACCTTGAGTAGATGGTAGTACACTATGAAGTGCAACCGGCTTAACTGTACTAGCACTAAGATCAATAGGATCTGAGTCTGTAATAGTTTGTGCAGATGTATGATAGAAGTTAAAAAACTTAGCTGACTGACTCATAGATACTGTGTCACCAGATAAGAAACCGAGTCTGTTGTTGTGAAAGAAAGACTGAGTTATTTTGTTACCTACAAATGATGGGTGTGTATTAGTTTCATCATCACCTACAGCTCTTGCATCCCATGTTACACGTTGAAATGTAAAATTATTTACACTTGTATTTACTAACTCATGTGGCATAGTAGCAGCATCTAATCCTGTAGATACAGCTGGAGATACAGTTTCTTCATAATAACCCGGTCCTGATGTACCATCATTAGCTACATATCTTAGAAAATAAGCTGATGTAAGTGCACCACTGTTAACAACTTTAACAACATGATTATGCACTGACTCACCGGGTAACTCATCTAATGTAGCAACCTGATCTTGAAATACATTTAGTTGGTTATTAAAATCTCCGGCTGTACCTGTTAGTGTAAACGAAGCACCTGTGCGAACTAAACGTAAACTATCTTTGAGTTTAGTTACTGTTAAGTTAGAAATATTTAAACCATCTATTCTACTTTTAAGTTCTGTTAAAACCTGATCGTATGTTGTAGTAGAGCCTGATGTGTATGCTGAAATAGCTTGACCAGCTACACTTACATTATATGTTGTACTAATTGATGTACCTGTAAGTCTGATTGTACCCTGTCTGTTTGGGTTAAATGTAGGATCAGCTGTTTTAGCTACTGTTACAGTTTTATTTGCAATTATAGATTTATCTTGTATAGTTAGGATGTCATAGTCTGTACGTGCTCCTGTAAGGTATGCCTGTGCTCCTGTACCGTACGTAACAGTAGCTGAGGCAAAGGTTACAGCGTTCCATATAGCAATGGCTCCTGTAGAGCCTCCTGACGCTGGTGTAATGCATCCTATATATTTTTCATTATCGGTTCTAGATATAAAGAACCACTTAGAGTTGTCATATGTAGTGCCAGTACCTAGATTTCCTATATGCTGAAACCCCGGTCTTTTTGTAAGACCAAAGGTTGGATCAGGATAGCCGTTGATACACTCCTCGACTTGACCGGGAAGTTTCTTATCATCAGATTGTCTAGATACTCCACCAAGATAATCGTCAACTCGCTGAGTAACTGCTGGCATTATCGTTGTAAAGCGTGAAATGGTTGATAGCTTTGGTAGAAGTTTTGGGAGTCTTGTGGATGACCAAACATAGTAAACTGCCCTTGGCTAGTTTCATACTCCGTAGCTAAAGCTCGTTGTTGTACTTCTTGTTGTTGTAAACGTTTGTATTGATCGTCGTCACCAACAATTCTACCAGACACAATAGTAGCTGCTCTGGCTTTGATGTAGTTTTGTACTGGTTCTGGTAAGTCTATAAAATCAAACTCCCAGATTACATCACATTCGATAGGACTGTATGTCCATTTGTATGTGTGATTCTGTCTGTCATACAATTTACCCTGTCTCCGTACAGCATGGTATGGTGAGTTCTGTGCGTTTTCTGTAAGTTTAATTTGTATTACATTGTTAGGTATAAGTATTTCATCATTAACATCTTTGTTAAATTTGTAGTGGTACTCCTTGTTAAAAGTCCATCCTTCAGATTGTACCTCTCGTGACACCTGTAACAGGGTAGCATAGGCAATCGCAACTTCCGGGTTGGTTTGGTCTAGTGTAGTTACAGGAGCCTGACCACAGGATGTAAGTATTTGATTAATAGCTGGCAACTCTTGGGTTGCGTTTGTGGTTGGAAAAGGCATAATAAAAAAGGGGAGCCGAAGCTCCCGTATAAAAAATAAAAATTAAGCGTTAGCTGGGTATGTTGTACCGAATGCAGCATTACCTGTAGATCC